GCTTGGAGGGTGGACCAGTTTTAACGGGGCCTTAACCGGTCTTGTTGGGCAGATTACAGACATTCAGACATGGAATGCTCTGGCAGGTTCGCCCTATCTTGCTGTTGGAACAACTCGAAAGCTCTAGGTTTATAACGGCGGCCAGTTTTTTGACATCACCCCTATTCGAGCCACGACCGGTGCAGGAGATGTGACCTTTGCTGCCAGCACGGGAAGCAATGTCCTGACTGTCACGGACGTTGGCCATGGTGCCATTGTTGGTGACTTCGTTACCTTTAGCGGAGCGGTCTCTCTTGGGGGCGTGATTACAGCCGACATCCTAAACTCGGAATACGAGATTCTTACTGTCGTGGATGCGGACAGCTACACCATTCAGGCTCCTGTCGCTGCCAACGTCTCTGATTCAGGAGATGGCGGCGCTTCGGTTGTAGGGGCCTATCAAATTAATGTGGGTGCTGACGTCAATGTTGCAGACTTTGGCTGGGGAGCAGGAACCTGGGGCCTTTTCACTTGGGGCACGCCAAGGCCTGCAAGTGTGTCTACTCTTAGCTCGCGTATCTGGCAGCTGGATACGTTTGGGGAAGACCTAATTGCGCAAGTTTGCAATGGCGCAATCTACACCTGGGATTTGAGTGCGGGCACCGGAACACGGGCCACGGCCATCAGTGGGGCTCCTACAAAGAGCATGTATGCCTTGGTGTCCACGCCGGACAGGCATCTTGTTTGCTTTGGCACGGAAACAGCCATTGGCACAGCAACTTCACAAGATCCTATGTTCGTTCGCTTCTCCAATCAAGAGGACATCAACACCTTCACGGAGTCCGTAACGAACACGGCTGGTGGGCAACGGCTCACGGACGGTAGCAAAATCCTTTCTGCGGTTAGGTCACGTGGTCAGATTTTGATTTTTACGGATACATCCCTGCATGCCATGCAGTACGTGGGCCCTCCGTATACGTTTAGCTTTCAGCAGCTTGGCGCCAACTGCGGCTGTATCGGCCCCCATGCGGCCTTGGACGTCAACGGCTTGGCTTTTTGGATGGGCACTGAGGCCTTTTATGTCTTTGACGGTACGGTCAAGAAGATGCCTTGCACGGTCCAGGATTATGTATTTAAAGACATAAACCTCATTCAGGGATCCAAGGTCTATGCCGGAGTGAACTCTCAGTTCAATGAAGTCACTTGGTTCTATTGCTCTTTTACGGCGGACTATATTGATCGCTTTGTGAGCTACAACTACTTGGAAAACGTCTGGAGCGTGGGCAGTTTATCTCGAACTGCGTGGTCAGATATTGGTACGTTTGAAAAGCCTGTTGCTTCGGAATACAGCGAGAACAGCGACGCTGCGACGATTAGCACCATTTACGGCCTTACCCCCGGTCGATCTTTCTTGTACAACCAAGAAGATGGGATCAATGCCAACGGATCACCGATCACGGCCTATATTCAATCTGGCTACTTTGACATTGGCGATGGCGACAGCATGATCTTCATGAAGCGCTTTATTCCAGACTTTAAGGACCAGCAGGGCAATCTGGAAGTGCAGCTGCGGCTGCGGCCTTATCCGCAATCGACTGCGGTGCCGAGCTCCTTGGACCCTTATACGGTGACCCCGTCGACTCAAAAAGTGGACACCAGAGCGCGTGGACGGCAGATTTCCTTGAAGATCGAGAGCGACGAGGTGGATACCTTCTGGCGCTACGGGACACTACGGGTAGACATTCAGCCTGACGGGTTGCGATGAGCAAGATATTCAACGTCCGCCTGCCCAATGCGGCGCCCACGGAGTACAGCCCGCAGCAGTTTGACCAGCTTGTCCGATCGCTCGAGCAGATTGTTCTGCAACTCAATAGCACATACACGTCGATCACGGATCAAAACGCCTCCGGTGCGGCCGCTTGGTTCAGTGGCGGTGGCGGGTCAGCCGGGGGTGGTTTTGCTGGGCCGGTGAGGGGCTTTCAGGCGAGCACGGGCATTTTGTTGCCCTATGCGATGCTAATGTCCGAAGAAGATCAGGCAAACGTTGGAACGACCTCGGAGAACATCATCACCTTTGACACCCCCATTTTTGAATATGGCATTCAGGTGGGCAGTCATACGGCGGTGTTCACCGGAGAGATAGATGACGGAGCCGGATCTGCCGGTACGGTCTTGGACGTCACTGCCGTGACCTCTGGGACTTTGCTCACAGGCATGACCATTACCGGAACGGGAGTTACCGCTGGAACCCGCATCGTGGCTCAGGTAAGCGGCACGACAGGCGGGGTTGGTGTATACACGGTGTCTACATCTCAACTTGTAGCAAGCACCACGATCAACGGATCACGGGCCTCGAAGCTAATCTTTGACTATCCCGGCCAGTACCTTGTGAATTTCCGTACGCAGGTGTCTAACCAGGACAATGCCACGGGGGAGTTTGAGATTTGGGCCAAGAACAATGGGGTCAACTACCCCTTAAGCAACAGCCGATTTGACTTGGTGGCAAGAAAAAGCGCGACGATTTGGTCGCATATTGTCCCAGCAATTAATGGCATTTTCACCGTGAATGATGCGACCACGGAATACCTTGAAATGGCGTGGTGGTCCGATCGACCGGGTGCCTTTTTGGAGTATTACCCGGCCGGAACAAGTCCAACTAGACCCGCCATCCCGTCGGTCATTATGACCATTGCTTTTGCTTCTGCGGAGATGTACTGATGGCAAACAAATATCTCAAGCAACAACACATTGCGGTGTCCGCCACGCCCCATACAATCTATACCGTTCCGGCTGCAAATACGGCCATTTTGAGCTCATTGAGGGTAACAAATGCCAACTCCACGGATGCGACGATTACCGTGATTGCCTACCCCGGCGGAGGGTCGACCGGCTACCACCTGATGCGGGACATTTTCTTGCCGATCAATGCGACCATGGACGTATTTAGTGGCGTTCCGTGTGTCTTAGAAGCTACAGACGAGCTTGAAGTAGAGGCCTCAGAAGACGATGTCGTCTTCTATCTTTCGTATCTAGAAGTGGACAGAAACTGATGAAATACCTCATAATAATGGACAAATTCGCGTCCTTTCCCGGCGCGCGGCCTATTGAGCCACAGACGAAACCCGGAAAGGACACCTAGATGGAAGAGAATCAAGGAATCATGGGCCTTGCACCGCAGGTAACTGGCAACGCCCCGCCCCCTCAAATGGGCGCTCCTGCAAGACAAACACCCCTCGACGACCCAGAAGTCGCGCAAGCCTATGAGCAACTGCGTTCTTCTGTAGGACCAAAAGAATTCACGGACGAAGTGCTTTCGGCCACGGAGCAGGCAAACCCCGAGCTCGTGGCGCAGTTCAAACAAGCAATTTCCCAACAGCAGCTTCCTGCTGAATTGGTTGCTGCATTGCAAGATATGCTGCAGCTGATCTTTGAGAATCCCGGTGACTATCCCGAGATCCGGCAGACCCTTTTGGCCGAAGGCGTGCCGGAGGATCTGTTGCCCGAAACCTTTGATCTTGAGTTCTTCACGGCTTTGAAGATGGCCCTGGAGCAAGTTCAAGGCACCGTGCCTCAACAGCCCATGGGCTTTGCTGAAGGCGGTGTTGTGTCCCTGCATCCCCTGGCTCGCGAACTGCAAAAGTTTGGGCGAGAAGGCGACACGATCCTGGCTCACATCAATCCTGTTGAAGCGCAGATGCTTAAACGGATGGGCGGATCAGGGACCACGAACCCTTACACGGGACTGCCTGAGTTTATTTTTAAAAAGATATATAGGGCTGGTAAAAAAGCAGTCAAAAGCGTGGGCAAAGCGATTAGTGGCGCGGCCAAAGCCGTTACTGGCGTTGTGAAATCCGTAGTCAAAGAAGTCAAGCGCTTCGTAAAGTCTGACGTGGGTCGAATTGTGACCACAATTGCTGCAGCCTACTTCTTGGGACCTGCAGCAGCCTCTGCGATGGGAGTAACTTCTACCGCAGGCGTGGCGGCCGTTTCGGGTTTCGTGGGCAGTTTCTCCAGTGGCATGGCCGCTGGGGATGGCGTTAAAAACAGCCTGAAGGCAGGTGCCACTGGCGCCGTTGTGGCAGGGTCTCTTGCCGTGGCAACCAATGGCATGGGAGCATTTCAGTCTGGCTCTTATCAGGGTCCGACAACCATCTCTGGCCAGTACGACAAGCTTAAGGATAGCTTAGGCCTTGGTACACCGACCTTGGACACCGCTGCTGCGGACGTTACTGCTACAGGCCCTCAGTTTGACTACAACCCCGCAGATCCGTTTGATGCAGGGAACATCGCTCCTCGTGATTTTTCTCCTGTGATGAATCCGGACGGAAGCACGACGTCTTACCTTGGACGGGCTGCGGTAGACCCCGCCACTGGGCTGCCTCCTCAGGTCACAACGTATCCTTCTGGCCCAACAGGAGTCGCTCCCTCTAGCCCTTACGAGCTAACGGGAGACTTTGCGAACCTAAATCCTTCTGGTGCTGGCACCGTCACGGGCGATCTTGCTGGATTCCGTGGTCTTCAAGTTCCAGGTATAACTCCTCCTGCGGAAGCGTCCTTAAACGCCATGGCACCTGCTTCTGGGCAAGCGGGAATTGGTACTCTTCCTGGAGCCCAAGCTGCGAGCACCTCCGCTCAACCGGGGTTCTTCGAGCAGATCGGTCAAGGCGATCTCTCCGGAGCGGCAAAG